TATCTTGTTAAGGGTGTGTCTAGTGAATGGGCTTCAATTCAATTCAACAGCGACTCTGGAAACAATTATTCTCGCCACAATCTTTCAGGCAATGGAAGCAGCGCAAGCGCTGGAGGGGCTGCTAATAGCAATGGTTACACCTTATTTATTTTTTACAGCACAGCCTTTACTGCTGGAATTACAGATATTTTAGACTTTAGCAATACCAATAAATATAAGACCGTTAGAACTTTAAGCGGTTGGGATAATAACGGATCTGGTGATGTTAATTTTACATCTCAGGCTTGGCTTAACACAGCTGCAATCACTTCTATTACCATCTCAAGCAATGGAGCTAATTTTGCTTCTGGTTCTACCTTCGCACTTTATGGGGTTAAATAATGGCTACAACTTATGAAGCAATAGCGACAACGACCGTTGGAACGGCTACTTCTGCAATTACCTTTTCTTCAATAGCGGCTTCTTGGACTGATTTAAGGGTTGTATTAAACATTTTGCCATCGGCGGCTTATGTAGGGGTGGGACTAAGACTCAACGCTGCAACTACAAACTATTCTAATACCTACATTGAGGGCAACGGTAGCGCTGCATCTTCTGGAAGAAACTCAAACGCAGATAGAATTTATTGCGGAGCGGGTAACAACACAACAACAGAGCGTGAAACCTATCTTATAGATATATTCAGTTATGCTAATGGAACTTTTAAGACAGCCCTTATTGGTCGTTCAGGAAAAGATTATACAACTCGCACCGTTGGTTTATATCGTTCAACATCTGCAATTAATCAAGTCAATCTAATATCAGATAATGGCAATTTTGACGTTGGAACAACCGCAACCCTCTACGGAATTAAGGCGGCATAATGGCAACCTATATCCAAATTGGCTCAACCGTAACTGTGGGATCCGGCGGAACTTCTAGCATTGACTTTACTTCAATCCCTAGCACCTATACGGATTTACTTATTGTAGCCTCGGTACGCACAAGCCGAACTGATACTAAATATGGCAATATGAAAGTGAAGTTCAATACAAGCACATCCAACATAACTGGAAAGTTTATTAGAGGAATTGATGCTTCAACTGTTCAATCCTTTTCAACTACAGCAGCAGAATGGTCTGCTCCAACATCTTTAACCACATCTAACACCTTTGGAAATGCTCAGATTTACATACCTAACTATGCTGGTTCAGCTTATAAGTCAGTATCTCTAGACTCAGTAATTGAAGATAATTCAAGCAACCAGTTCAATTATCTTTCCTGCGCACTTTGGTCTGTAACTGATGCAATCACCAGCCTAAGCCTTTACACATCAGATGCAGGGCAAAACATTGTTCAATACTCGACAGCCTCACTCTACGGAATAAAGAAGGACTAACATGGCAGACACAAAGATCATCGTAAACTGTGAAACTGGCGAGGTCACAGAAGTAGAACTCACAGCCGAAGAAGTAGCACAGCGCACAGCTGATGCTGCAGCCTACGCAGCGGAAGAGGCACAGAAGGAAGCAGAGGCAGAGGCTAAGGCAACTGCTAAGGCTGCCCTGCTCACCAAGTTAGGCATCACAGCGGATGAGGCAGCACTTCTCCTAGGATGAAACCTCACCTATCCAAAGCTGCACACACTCTACGAGAGCAGGTGAATAGTGCCTACCCAGACCGTGATAAGACTTCCGATGGTTGGCTCGGCGATGCATCACATTCACAGCGTCCTAGCGACCACAATCCTGCTGCACCGTCTGGAGTTGTTAGAGCAATCGACTTGGATAGAGATCTCGCTGGTAAACCAAAGCCCGACACAATGCCCTATCTTGCAGATCAAATACGGATATGCGCCAAGAAGGACAAACGGATCTCCTATGTCATCTTCAACAGCCGCATCGCCTCAGCCAAATCCTTATGGCGTTGGAGAACTTATCGTGGAGTCAATCCGCATACTAAGCATTGCCATGTATCTTTTACTGCAAAAGGCGATAACGACCCTAGACCGTTTAACATCCCACTACTGGAGAACTAAATGAACATGAAGAACCCTGCCGTCCTTACCGCTGGTGCTTTCCTATCCGCTTGGGCAGCGTCTAACTTTGCAGCTGACTATCGCTCAATCCTTTGGGCTGTCTTGGCAGGGGTGTTCGGGTATGCAACACCAACGAAACGATGAGCCTACAAGACTTGGCTGCGCTTGTGACGGGAGTCGCGACGGGGCTGGCTGGTGTAACTGCTCTAGTTCACTTCTTGGTTAAGCATTACCTGAACGAGCTCAAGCCTAACGGCGGCTCATCCTTAAAAGACCAAGTTAATCGTCTAGAAGTGCGTGTCGAAACTATTATTGACATGTTAGGCAAGTAACACTTATCTCATGGCTAGAAAACAAACCATAGATTTATCCACATACTCAAAGCTTGACCAGTACACAATCGGGCTGAACGAGTATTGGCTTTCCCTCAAACGAGCAGGGTTCGCTGACGATATAGCCATGTCGTTACTACTAGAACCTGCCACCTATCCGACAACCATTCTGCCTTCACCTAACTGGCTTCCTTATCAGGATGGTCTCTATGAAGATGATGAAGATGAGGATTAAACACTATGAAGAAAATTGTAATCCTAAGTGATCTACAAGTTCCCTTCGAAGATGTACATGTAACACGCAACATAGCCAAGTTCTTACAAACCTTTAAGCCAGACCAGACAGTAACTATTGGTGATGAAATAGATTTCAATACCATATCGAAATGGAGTGACGGCACGCCTGAGGCATACAGCCAGACTCTAGGCGATGACCGCGACCGCTGTGTTGAGCTCCTATGGGAGCTAGGGGTCACAGACTGCATCCGCTCTAACCATACGGATCGTCTCTACAACATCATTATGAAGAAAATCCCATCCTTCTTATCCTTGCCAGAGCTTCGCTTTGAGAAGTTCATGAAGTTCGATGAGCTAGGCATTACCTTTCACAAGAAGCCAATGCAGCTTGCACCCTCATGGGTGGCAGTTCATGGTGACCATACCCCTATCAAGTCACAGGGCGGTTTGAGCGCGTTGGAGGCAGCCCGTAGGACGGGTCAAAATATCGTCTCGGGGCATACGCACAGAGCTGGCAGGACATCCTTCTCAGAAGCCATAGGAGGCCGTTTGGGGCGTGTTCTGCACGGTGTTGAGGTAGGTAACCTAATGGACTTCAAACAGGCTGCATACACCCGTGGAACGGCTAATTGGCAGCAAGCCTTTGCCATCATGTATGTCAAGGGTAAGAATGTCCAAGTGGATCTAATCTACATAGAGAAGAACGGTACTTTCATAGTGCAGGGCAAGGTCTATGGACGACCTCGTTAAGTCCATCGTACCGCTTAGGCGCACCGTAGATGACGGCGTGGATGAGGCTGAATTGTTACCGTTTCGTTATCAGAAAAGGCTAGTTGAGGTAGAGCTGCCGTTGTAAGGTTCTCCTAACAACAACAGAAGGGGCTCAAAATGTATAACAATCACGATGTCATCATCTTGGTTTCATTAACACTAGGGGCAATCCCAGCTTTTCTATTGGGATATGCCAAAGGGCATGAACACGGCAAGATCGCAGGGCGCATAGCCTACCGCCGTGCCAAAGACTATGAGCAGGTTGGGCGATGAAGGCTAGTGAAATCCTCCTATCAGCTACAGACATTATCGGTCAGCGAGGACTCGTTTACGGTAGTCCGCGTGTCAATCAGTCGAGAATTGCACTTAGACTCCAACAAATGCTTGAAGTACCAATTACGGATTACCAAGCATGTTTGGCGATGGTCGAGGTCAAGCTCGCACGATTGCAGGAGACTCCCTATCACCTTGACTCAATAATTGACGCATGCGCATACCTCGCCCTTGCTGGCGAGTTAATATCCGAGGAGGACGAGTTATATGTTTAATTTAGAAGATTACGAGCCAGTCGAAGAACGCTTGGCTAAGTTCATCAAAGACTTCCCAGACTTTAGACTAGAGACAGAATTGGTGGCACATACACATGATCGATATATTGTTAAAGCAAGCATTTATCGTACTTACGCCGATAGTGCGCCGTACTCCTCTGGACTCGCTGAGGAGACTGTTAGCAGTCGAGGTGTTAATAGCACTAGCGCGTTGGAGAACTGCGAGACTAGCGCAATCGGCAGAGCTCTTGCGAACGCTGGTTACGCAACCAAAGGCAAGCGCGCATCCCGCGAGGAGATGGCTAAAGTAAACGCTAATAAGCCTAAGCCTTTTGCTGAGAAGTTAGCAGAGAAGATAACTGTGACTAATGAGGAAGATCCTTGGACTATTAAGGCTGTTGAGCCAGCACCAAAGGCTCAAGATGCAGTTCAGCTTGTTAAGGATGTACTAGGTGGTAAGACTCAAGAAGATATCCCAAGCTGTAAGCATGGAGACATGATTTGGAAGCATGGAGTTAGCCAAAAGACTAAGAAGCCTTGGGGTCAATTCCGCTGTGTTCTACAGAATAGTGCAGGGGCAGTTCAAGAAGCCTTCTGTGAGCCTATCTGGTACATGATCTCTGATGATGGTTCTTGGAAGCCGCAGGTGAAGTGGTAATGGGTAAACTCTACTTCAAGAACCTAGACAACGAGTGGGAGCAATTCCCTACTGATGAGCAACTAGAAGCTGCTAGAGATGCAGCCTATGACCTAGAGGAAATCGGCTTCAAGCTCATCTGCCAGATGTGTAACGAGCGCCCTACTGTCAGGGAAATCAAGGAGCGCATGGTTCACAATGAGTGGACATGCCCTAAGTGTCATACAATCAACAGCGCTGGTAAGGCATAGCCATTAGCCAGCATCGTAAGCATCGGGGCTACAAGACCGAACGGATAGTCGCTGAGTACCTCTCGCGATATTGGAAAAACGCTACCGTTGGTCGTGGTCAAGGTAAGGATATTCAATCCGTTCCTTTCGACTGTGAAGTAAAAGCAGTTGCAAAGTTGAATATCCCAGCAACGCTCCGCCAGATCCAAGCGAGGACAGCCAAGTCGGGAGAACTAGGCTTTGCAGTCTTTCGTCATAACGGCATGGGAGAAGCCAGCGTAGGTGACTACAGCTGTGTCATGCGGTTAGAGGATCTGGTGGGGTTGTTGGTGCGTGCTGGTTACACCGATATGCAGTCCGATATGGAACAATTAGACCCTATGCGCTGCAAGATGTGTGGTGCTTGGAGTTTCAAGGAGACTTGCAATATGTGTGAAAGCGACCCAGATGCCAATCTATGAGTTCGAGTGTGACAATGAAAACTGCGAGGCTAACGCTCGCTATGAGAAGGAATTAAGTATTGCAGAGCCTCATGATCTTGAGTGTCCATTCTGCCATGCTTCTATGAGGAAGGTTTACTCAAGTGTCCCAGCAGTCCATTTCAAAGGTTCAGGGTTCTACAGTACCGACAAGTAACTTATTGGTGTTTGACTTCTATTCAGGCACAGGCTCTAGCACTAAGGCGTTCGAGGACGCAGGGCATAGGGTTATCAAGGTTGAGTTAGACGAATACTTCGAGGCAGATGAGCGCGATATTTTGGCTCTCACAGCTGAGGGTTTAATCGCTAAGTACGGTCAGCCTGACTTCATCTGGGCTAGTCCACCATGTCAGAAGTTCAGCGTGGCAAGCCTTTGGAAGTATTGGGAAGGCACACGCGGTAAGTCAGTACCTAAGCACCCAGCCGTCTATGAGGCAATTGCGTTAGTTGAACACACAGTCAATCTGATGCAATCACTCAAGCCTACTTATGGCTGGATTATGGAAAACCCTAGAGGAATGCTTCGGCATCAAGATGTAGTCAAAGAGTTGCCTCGATGGACTATTAGTTACTGTCAATATGGTGACACTCGAATGAAGCCAACGGATCTCTGGGGCACTATTACATGGACACCTAGAGCTATGTGTAAGCCTAAAATGGATTGTCATGAATCATCACCAGCTGGCACTAATGCAGGTGGAACAGGCAAGTTAAAAAATGCAAGATTACGATCTATGATTCCTTACGAACTTGGTAAAGAGATATGCACAGTTGTGGATAACTATGGTACAAAACATTAAAGTACGCTCAGGACACGCCGATGTTATACACATGCTTGACCTCGGTACACTCTTGGCTAGAGCCTTCAAAGGCTCAGGGCGGGCGCTTAAGCGCATAGCCCGCCCGGTAGCAATCGTTATTGGGATATCTCTATGTCTGCCAATGAGCAATGCAACATCAGGCTCAATAGATGCAATACATCCAAAAGATTATGTACGATTAACATTGGATAAAAGAGAAGCTAAATGCCTATCAAGGCTTATAGGTAAAGAATCTGCTTGGAATCACAAAGCAGTAGGGAATCTAGATAGTCCAACCAAGAGTTATGTTTATGGACTATTACAGCTGAAGAACCCTATAGTCAAGGACAAGTCACCTATTGAACAGATACACTATGGACTTAAATATATAGATCATAGATATCAAGGCGATACATGCAAAGCATGGAAGCATTGGAAGGATAAGGGATGGCACTAATTAGGTCACTCGTCTGTTACCTATTCAGACACCCATTTAACTGAGTGTGGTTCATTGATTGAGAACTCCTTCTCGTAGCGCAAGTTAGCCTCGCACTCTTCGTTGGTACATTCGAATTCGTATATAGGCATTAGTTCAGCCCTTGCAAGTGCGGCATGGCACATCCTCTAACTTCCACGATCCACATTTAGTGCATCTCTCAGGAACCAATTCTACCGAATCTTTATTGATATCTCCGTAAATAGGTAGAAGTAACTGCACCAAGTCTGCAAACCGCATAAAGGCCAGATACTCGGAAGCATCTTCTCCTTGGCCATTCATACGGCACACCACGAAGGGAAGCTCTTTGCCCCCTGCTCTCTTGCTCGCTTGGCGCAGCCACTCCAAGGGCTGGAACGCCGATCTAGCCTTAACCTCGATGTCGAACGGGACATTGGTTATATCTTTTCCAGCACCTCGACCGATACCTGCATGAGGCCACCATTGCTGGAGATAACTAGCAACGACTCGCTCTGTGCGTAATCCTCGGTCTTTTCTGTGTCTAGTCATAGTTAAATTGCTATGCCTTTCCAGCAGAATTCATAGTTCCACATTTATCGCATTTCCATGCGTTTTGCAGAGCTCTTAGTTTAATTTGTGAAACAGTTGGTGGCTCATTACATAACTGGCAGATAATCGCGAAGCCTAGAGCTTGTAAATCATGAGCCGATTGCTGAGCCAGGTATAGTTGTTGGTCATCTGGGAATTGTTCCCATTCATCATCTTGATTGCGGAAGAATAATTTACCCACGCTTCACCTGTGGCTTCCAAGTTCCATCGGAACTAATCTCGTACCAGATTGGGTCGCAACGCTCTGCATCTCCAAGAATCTGAGCCATGCACTTCCAATGACCCCAAGGCTTACCGGCCTTAGAAGTTCCGGTCTTCCACACACGCGCACCATGTATGCAACTCTCGTCTGCTGGAGTGCCACCAAGGACATCCTTCACCATCTCTACTGCTTGCTCCATTGTCGTTACCGGTGCTGCTGGCGCTATTGTCCATGGATCATCTTCCTTCGGTACTGGGACATATTCCTTAGAAGTATCAGCCATCTTAGCCTTTACTTGCTCGATGTTAGCCTTTACTTGCTGAGTAGCTGCGACCTTTGACATTTCTTCGCGGCTCGCTCTCTTTCCTTTAGTAGCATAGCCTGCATTTGCGAGTGCGCGGCCAATCGCACTAGTTTCGCAGTTTTCAAGAGCGGAAGTAGCATTAACTCCACGCCCCTGTACTGTCTCCTCAGCAAGGCCAGTTGTCCAAGGCCGAGGGTCAGCCTCAGTTCTATAGATACTAGCTTCAAGATGACGGAGACGGAATCGTCTATCTTGCCAAATGGGACTATAACGAGCCAATTCCTAAAGGTCTTAAATTAGGCAAGTGACTCCTAAACTTTGCAAAGCCGGACAGCAGTTAA